ACTATACTTTTTTGGGTCAATCAGTGCGGTCATTTTATTTTTTGACAAACTAGATTATTTAGGCATTAAAAAAACACCCTTAAGTTTCCTTACGAGTGCTTTCCTTCTCTCTTTCGCCTGTCTCAAGGCTTGAGGTTTGAGTTTTCGTTTCGGGGGTTTCCCCGAATTATGTTGCCAATTCGGGATAGAATGTTTCAATGTCCCTCCTAAAAAAGAACTTAACATTATCTATAAGAGCTGGAGTCTTATCCAGCTTATTATGTTCATCAGGTCCACGTGGATATTCTACATCATCATCAAACTCCAAGTCCATATCCAGTATACCATTTAGCCAATTGACATATTCCTTCCCCAACCCATCCTCAAATTTCCAAATATGAGTGTTGTTGGTCATAAAATCCACCTGTTGTCTAAACCAATTAGCAGACTCTGGAAAAAGGGAAGGAAAATTTCTCAACATCTCAGAAAACATAAAGGTATCTTCCATAGTTGCTTGAATATCATTTCCATATACTCTTTTCAAATAGATGGACGATGAAATAAACCTATCAATAGGATTTCTCACAATTGATATATGAGGAATGTTTTTTACATCCAAGTATTTCTCATATAAAGGTCTATGAAAATGAGCTATCTCCACTCCATCTACACTATCATAGATCTTCTGCTTACCACGTTCTACACTTCTAGTAATAGAACCCCTAACTCTATGGGCGTCATCCCAAGCAAAATTATTATTGTATATTAAATTAGCTTCAACAAACCTCCCACCAGTTCGAGGAATATGAATAAAAAGAAATCTCTTTCCAGTAAATTCGTGTCTAAACGTTGCCATAACTATATTGGGAAAATCCCTTCACCTTTTCAAACTTTATACATTTTTCAAATTTATCTTCCAATCCACCCTTATGAGATATAACAAAAATATTAGCCCCTTTTACAATAAATCTAATAATCTTTAAAAATTCTTCTGTCCCATATCCATCCAAAGAAGAATCAAAGACCTCATCAAATAACATAAGATTAGTATTGACTGAATTCTTACATCTAGCTACTTCTCTCCAAGCAAAGATCAGTGCCAAATCAATTCTAGATTTTTCTCCTTCACTAAAAGAAGAATAGGAGAAATCTTCATGAATAGGTGACTCAATAGTCTCATTAAATTCTTCATCAAGTTTAAAGTTGATGTAGAAATCCATTATCTGTAGATACTTATTAACTTGTTGGTTAATAAGAGGAAGGTACTTCTTAATGATTTGTGTCTTTACTCCTCCATCCCGCAGCAAACCGTAGGTGAAGTCGTAATAGGAAATCTTTTCCTTCTTTTCAGCCAGATAGTTATAAGTGTCCTGAAGATTACTCCTAAAGTTTTCTAACTTGTCATGCTCAGTATTTCTGTTTTCAAATTGATCGGTAATTGTCTGAATTTCCGATTCCAGATCTCTGATTTGTCGTTGACACCCAGAAATGTGCGTATTGTTTTTAGAAATGCCATGCGTTAATTGAGTAATCTCCTTACTTAAGGTGGTAAAATGACGCTCTCTATCCTGTTCCTTTTTGATTGCCTCCTCTAGCTCTTTGTAGCCAGATTGCAAATCCTTTGCTCTATTTTGAGCGTCATCAATTTTATTTATTCTAAACTCCTCTTCGATCCCTTGAGTACAGGTGGGACAAACCCTATTCTCTGTGAAAAACTTATGTTCTTTAGTAATGGTAGATACTTTTTGAGTAATCTTACCCTTAAGATTATTAAGTTTCACTAACTTATCCGAAGCTCCTGTTACTGATTCTTGTTGTTTTGTGAGATCAAATACATCATTTTCTAGTTGTTCATTTACTTTAAGATAATTATCCGACTCATCTAAAAGAGTAGTAATTTTATTCCTTTTTTCCAAAACATTTTCTTTTCCACGACTAACAATATCCTCTAGAAAATTCTTCTGCATTTCTACCTTATCATTTAAAGATTCTTTCTTCAACTCCAGTGTTTTTATATCATCCTTAACCACACGAATCTTATCTTTAATAAAAGTATTCATTGTAGAAAAGATCTTAATATCTAAAAGATCTTCAATAACTTCTCTCCTATTAGATGCAGTCAATTGCATAAAAGGAACAAATGTACTAGAACCCAGAATAACAATTTGAGTAAAAGACTTATAGTTCATCTTCAAAACACTTTGTTCCAACCATTTTTGTTGATCTAAAGCATGAGCATCTTGATCCAACAATTCTCCATCTCTATAAATTTTAAAGATATTAGGTTTAATGCCTCGCACCACCTTCCACTGAACATGATTAACAGAAAAGTTAATTTCTACAACACAATTCTTTTCGTTAGTACTATTAACTAATTGAGGTTTTGTAATCTTTCTAAAAGCTTTCCCATACAACCCAAAAGTTAAGGCATCTAAGATAGTAGATTTACCTGCACCATTAGATCCTATAATAAGAGTAGTAGAGTTTTTATCTAGTTCAATGGAAGTAGGATGATTACCAGTACTTAAAAAGTTCTTCCAAGATATATTTTCAAATATAATCATGTTGACCCATAGGAGGTATCACAATATCATTAGGAGTAATGATCGTATATCTATGCCCATGCATTTCACAGGTCTTTATCATTACATCATCATCAACTTCAATCACTTTCATTTCTGGACTCCCATCATCTTCCAATTGTAAAGCATATCTAGTAGCATCATCTTCTTCCTGAAAAATATAAAGAACCTGATCCTCATCCTCGTCCTTGACAGAATAAGCACCTTCCTTCTCTTTACCTTTCATGGCTAGGATGTACATCATACCAACTCACACGCCTCTTGGTAAACTTCTTTTATTATTTTTTGAACGATAGATTTGTCCAATTCAGTCTCCGACTCCTGAATATATCTATCCAAAATAGAAAGGGTATCTTCAGACTCTTCGACCTCAAAATCTTCAGACTCAATTAATTGAAAATTCTCAACAACTTTCAATTCGGATACATTAGAAGAATAAAGTTTATCAATAAACTTCTCAAAAGAAATCTTATCCGACTTCTTTCTTACAATCACCTTGACTATCTTATTCTCATATATTCTAGCATCAAAAGTTTGATAAGGAGTATCCTCATAATAAATGATATGAAATAATCTATGGGGATTATTAACTGGAGTATGTTCTAAAGTTTCGGTATCAAAAATATGAAATCCTCTATCATCATTCACGTCATTCCAAAACATCTCATAAGGATTACCCAAATAATATATCTCATTATAATTGGATCTTGTATGATAATGACCTGAATAAACCTTTTTAAATTTCTCAAAAGCATCTAAAGGAATACCATCTTCCTGTATATACCCTCTTGTAGCCTTAAAGCCGTTCAACTCCAAATGTCCCATTAAAACTGAAGATGAAGATTTCTCCATAGCCTTAAACGTCTGTTCTTCATTCTCAGCATTAATCCAAGGAACTAAAAGAACTCCCAGATCACCCAATTTTATTTCTGTTACTTCCGAATAAACAGGTACATTATCATATTCTCTCAATAACAAATCTATAGAATTTATCTTATTAGTATTTTTATAATATGCAGTATGATTACCAACAATAGTATGAACGGTACAGCCCATATCTCTTAGTCTATCATAATAATTATTCTTTGCCCAAGATAAAGATGCAAAATTAACACCATGACGATTGTCAAAAGTATCTCCCATATCAACAATCGTATCTATACCTTCTTTCTCTAGAGTAGGAAAGAAAACATCCTCATAAAATTTTAAAAAATAATCGTGAAAAAGTTTTGAATTCTTTCTCGCTCCAAAATGTTGGTCTGTGATTATTGCTGCTTTCATCAAGAATTACGTAATTTGGAATAAACGTTATCTTTTATTTGATTATAGTCACTATAATTAGCTGAGTCAATCTCATTAGCATCGAAGACTTCGTCAAAATTAGTCTTCTCTAAAATCTTATTTTTAATCTCAAGTTGTTTCTTCTCTTGTGAGATCCTACGAAGAAAAGCATAATAGATGATTTGAGTAAAGTAAGCAAAAGGGTTTTTACTTTTTTCTGGTGAGAAGTTATGAATATATCTTACACAATTTTCAATCCCATCACATATCATATCATCCTTAAACATATAATTCACAAAGTTTGGCTTATATGATAGATGGTTGGCAATCTTTAAAAAACACTCTCCAATATACCTAGGAATAACTGGTTTCTCTCTACCTTCCAGTTTAGCCCTTTCCACATCAGCGAAATATATCTCTAAAGCAGATAAAAACTCCTTATTATTCACATAATGTTCGGACCTTTTAACTCTCTTCATCGATATAATTACTTATATGAGTAATACTATACCATATTATTTAATAGTTGACAAGTCCTCAATATACATGTAGACTAGCTTTGTCCAGGATGAAAGGAATGGTTCGGCTACTCTTTAGAAGCTGTATCAATATTAAATAGTTTTTCTAATGATTTCTTAGCGTCATTTACAGTACCCAAATGTCCTAACTTTCTATCTAATTTGGTATGGGTTGTTTTGTTATTTCTTCTAATAAAATCTTGATAATATACTATCATTTCCATATCGGAAGATTCAGATAAAGTAAGAACATCATCTAGATTAATAATGAACATATCATCTTTACTAGTCTTTAACCAAGGTTCAAATTTATATCCACTAATTCTTCCTCTGATCCTAACTTCTTCTACTGTTATAGGATTAGATACTATCAGCATAGTTCTATTATCTTCTTCTGAAGCAGCTACTTTGGCATATATTTCTTCACCTGATTTAAATTTTATAGTTGCGTAAAAATCATCTTCTATCAAAATTGTTTCCTCCTATTCTTTTATGTCGATAGTTATAATATCATAGTTAAATTGTTCTTTAACATAAATTTTTATTCTTTCAATAAAATGATTTAAAGTATAGTTCTTTCTAGAACCTTTCGTCAAATCGTCTGCAATATCATAAAGTTTAGCTTTTACTTTGTCTTTTCCTTTTCTAAGAACCCTCCCAATAGATTGGAGATTTCTAATCCTAGATTTAGAGGGACTAGCAAAGATAACATTATGCAATCTTTTAATATTAATTCCAGTAGAAAAAGTACCATAAGATGCAACTATTATTGCATTTTTTTCATTTTCGGTAATTTCCCTAACTAATTCCCTTTCCTCAGCGTCTACTCCACCGTGAACAAAGAAAACTTTTCTATTGTCACTAACAGAATTATTTATCATTTCATAAAGTATCTGACCATGAGATTCTACCCTACTGTAAAGAATAAGAGTATTACCTTTAAGGTCTATAGCTAGATTCTTGATGAAATTATTTCTCTTCTCATTAGATATAAGAAATTGTATTTCATCCTCATAAGTTTCAAACTTTTGAGGTTTATACTTTAATACTATACACTGAATCTCCAACTGAGAAAGATGACCTTGATCAATAAGGGCTTTGGATGATGTAACTTTATAAGAAGGTCCAAAGAGTCCTTCTAGTACCCATTTATGAGTCTGTGTGCCATCCAAAGTACCGGTAAA